GTCCCGCAAGCGCTCTTTGCTGCTATGTCCTTATTATTCTTATCTTTCCTGTGTCCTGTGTTCCTCTACGTTGCCTGTGGTGCTGTCCCCGTCCAGTTCGTCTGCGTCCGGCAGTTCGTCCGTATACTTTGCCAGAAACTCCCGCACCTTTTCCCATACCTTTTTTACGGGCAGCCCGCATAATGCCATATTCTTAAAAATACTCACTACCTCATAGGCAATGTAAAGCAATGCGAAAAATTCAGCCACGCCCACGGTATCAAGCCCTAAATATGTACGTGCCTGCTCCGGTATAAATCCGATTAAGTTAATCTTAATCAGTACGTCGATTGCCAGCATGAATACCAGAGAAATAAGCATACCTACTTTTCTGATAGCCCCGTCAATGCCTGCGCAGCTGTTAAATTTCTTCTCTTTGATTGCACGCAACACGCCAAAAACCGTGTCGCACACAATCGCCAATACTACCAGCTGGATAATTTTGTTATGTGCCGCCGCCTCAATAAATTCTGTAATAGTCATGTTCATAAATCCTGCCTTTCTCTTAATTGCAAATCTTTTGCCCGCTCTTTCAGCTCTGCGCCGTCGTAGCTCGCTGTCTGCTCCCAGCTTTCCAGAGTGGCTATTAAATCAGCAATAAGCCTGCTTTGCTTTTCTATGGTTTCCTGTTGCTCTTGTACTACCCTTAATAAATTGCTACTCATGTACTCGCTCCTGTATTTTGCCGCTTAAGCAGCCTTTTCTATGGCTGCCTCTGCCAGCGTTTCTATTTTCTTTCGTAGGTTATAGCTGTCGGCATGTCCTGCGTGTCCCGTCCAGCTCTGTATACTCTTTTGTAACTGCTCTTTTGTGATTTTCCCGCTCTCGCACTTCTTGATAGTACGCTTTATGCGCTTTATGCTGTCCTTTCGTACTTTCCTGTGCGTTGCCCTGTGTTTGTAGCCTACAAAGTCTATACCGTTCTTTGCTGCCAGTATGGTAGTTTTCGGGTTAAACTCTAACTTAAGCTCTTCCCGTAAGAATTGCTCTATCCGTGCAAGCCAGTTGCGCAGCTGTTCCTTGTCTGGGCTTAATATTACAAAGTCGTCCATATAGCGTATGTATGCCTCTACGCCCAGCTCATGCTTAATAAACTGGTCTAATGCGTCCAGATAGATATTTGCAAATAGCTGACTGGTAAGGTTTCCTACTGGTATCCCTACGCCGTCCGGCATATTGCCGTTGTGGTCTATTATCCTGTCCAGCAATGCCAGTACCCCAGCGTCTTTTATAACCTTACGTATTTCAGTTTTTAATACCGCATGGTCTATGCTTTGGAAATAGTGGTGTATATCTGCCTTGATAGCATAAAGCGGCTGGTCTGGGTGGTATTTGTTCCACTCATACAGCCACTCTTTTAGCGTATCAGACGCAGCGTGCATACCTTTACCTTTCCGGCAGGCGTAAGACTGCGATATAAACCGCTTATCAAATATAGGCTCTAACACGTTGTTTATGGCGTGCTGTACCACCCTGTCATAGAACGGCAGCGCCATTATCTGCCGCTCTTTCGGTTCGTACACCTTAAAGTAATGGTATTTGCTTGGCTCATAGGCAAGGTTTATAATATCTTCCCGCACCTTGTCTAAGTTTTCCTCTTTGTCTTTCGTAAAAATCAGTACGTCTTTTCTGTGGCGTTTACACTTTCTGGCTTTGTTATAGGCTTTCTGTACGTTTCCATAGTCGCCCATAGCCTCTAAAAGCGTAATGCGCCGCCCGTCCTTATCGGTAATGTATCCTACTCTCTTCAAGTATTAAGCTCCTGCCTTTCGCCGTAGCTACTAACCAGCAGCCGTATTTTTTCTCTTTGCCTCACGGCGGGACAGCCACTCTGACTATAGGATATTAAACACTCGGTCTTATCCCTTTCTAAGTCCTTGCCAGTATTCCGTAGAACTCTGTGCCTGTAATGTTCTCACTAAGTCACACGCCCCACGAGCGCCAATGTTCGTATTGACATTCCACGGGTAATTGTTGCAATTCACGGCACGAGCGCCGCAATTCGCCCCATTGTTCCAGTTGCCGCCCGCTATCAGCGCCGCCAGAGGCTGTAAGTAAGCAGCTGCCCCATATCCTGCTATTTTCTGGTCTTTACCTCTTCTATCAGTTCGCCCAGCATAACGCCTATTTCTTTCAGCTTGCGGCAGCTCTCGCCGTAGTGCCGTGCGTTCATAGCGCTATACTTCAAGTCATGCGCCAGCCGCAGCAATTCTTTACTTTCCTGCAATGCCGTATCTACCGTGTATAAGTGGCTTTTCGTTGCCGTCTTATCCCACTTTATAACCTCTTGCAGCATTTCAAGAATTGCGTTTCTTGTCGCCGTCTGTAAACTGAATTTCTCATACTTTGGGTACTTCGTAAGCAGAGGGTAAATATATAGCAGAAAATCGTATATTTTCTGGTGTATAATATCTGTTTTTGTCTGTATGTCCATGCCTTACCCCCGTTTATCCGGCTGGGCTTTCGCCCGCCGTCTACAGAGAGTCACACGCCCCACGAGCGCCAATGCCCGCAGCGACATACCACGGGAAAATGTCGCAACCCACGGCACGAGCGCCGCAATTCGCCCCATCGTACCAGCCGCCGCCCGCTCCCAGCGCCGCCAGAGAATATGCGTAATACTGGTAAATGTTACCAACGTCGTAAGACTTCTCGCCTGTGTTCAATGGGCTTTTCTTGTCCCAGCCCCACGCTACGCTTGCGTGGTAGTCTGCATTTGTGGCGTGTTCCGCTCTTGTAATAAGCTCGTCCAGCCACTCCCAGACACGCCCCACGGCATCTACAACGCCCACGGAAGAAACGGCATTTACCACACTGCCTGTTACGCCCCTACCTGTGTTGCTGGCGGCGCTCCATGCGTTTGTATTTGCGTTATCCAGTCCGGCAGGGCTGCCAAAAGCATAAGCGCAAAATTCCGCATAGTTCGGCAGGCGTTTACCGCTCTTTGCCAGACGTTCTACAAAGTTGTACCAGTTCATGCTTTCTGTACCCGTCATAGGTGCGCAGCCGTACTCTGATTTCAAGCCCTTTGCTCCGTCGTCAGAATTAAGGTAAATATCTACCCATGTGCCGCCGCCTAAATATACCATACCCTCTGGGCTGCATTTCGGGCGGTGTCCCAGTGTCCATACAGAACGTGGTACAATGCCGTTGCTTACTGCACTTTCCCAGCCAGTGCCAAAAATAACACTGCTGCCATTAAGCGGCTGTAAATTGCTGTCCACCTTGCGGCAGCGTCCATAATGAAAGCCGCCGATTTTACGGCTGTTTGTAGCGTTCCAGCCCGTCGGGTATGTAGAGTTAAGGGAAATTACGTATTTCTCGTCTGCGCTGTCAATTCTGCTGTCGCAGATATATACGTAATAGTCTTTACCTACCGCAAAAGCGCTGCCTGCGTCCAGATTAGCAGCCGTAAGAATGGTGTTTGCTGTCTTGAAAATTCCAGCGCCGCCCACGGCAATTACGCAGCCCTCTACTACGGTCAGCTCATTTGCTCCGCTGGCGTAAATGTACTCATTGCTCGGTGCTACAATATCGCTGATTGTAGCCATTTTATTTACGTTCAAAAGCGCCCTTGCGTCGGTCTTTGTAACGTCGTCCACTAATAATCTACTCATACTGCTTTAATACTCCTTTCAGTGCTGCAATGTCGTCTGTTGTCATTCCTGCCACGGTGTCTGTGCGTTCCAGCGCAATTACCTTGCAGCCCGCTTTTACCGCTTTGGAAAGTGTAAGGGCTGTTCTGTCGTTTCCTGCCTCTCCTGCTGCCGCTGCCTCGTCGGTCTGGATATGTGTTACTCCCTGCACTGTGCCGGATACGTCGCCCGCTACAAATTTCATACCTACCGTTGCCTCGTCGCAGTAATATACCGTAACCGCCTTTTTCTCTTCCTCTACAGCTGCTACGCCGCACTCAATATAACGCTGGTTCTCTGCGCTCTCGATTTTTGCCAGCAAATCTGCTGCCGCCAGTTCTCCGCTTGCTACCATAGCAAGGCAGTTGTAATAATCCTCTTTTGTCTTTAATACTTTAGGAAATCCTTTCATGGTCTGCCGCCTTTCTAAAATGTATTTGCAAGATAGGAATTACCCACGTAGGTAGCCCCTAACACTGCCGTTTCTACTGTTCTTTCGTAATGCTGGCTCATGTATGCTGCACCCATGTAACACAATCCCAGTACAGCATCATGCTTATAGTCAATGCCCCAGCCGCTTTCTACTCTCTTAAGCCGCTCGTCCAGCGCTGCTATTGCCTCTTTGGTTTCTTTCGTGCCTGCCTCTGCCTGCTTTTTCACTTCCTGCATGGCTGCTGCCAGCTCTTCAATTTGCAGTTGCAGGCTGCCTGCTATGTCCTCGCCCAGCTTGTCCTTGATACTCTCAAACCATGTGTTAAATTCGTTTTCAGCGTCCGACTGGAATAGCTTAATTTTTGCCATAAAGTCTGTATAGGCGCTTAAAAGTTCCTTATCCCAGTTGTCAAGCGTGCTTTCAAAACTGCTGTATCTTTCGTTAAACTGGCTCTCATACTGCGCAAATAAGCCCTCTGTCTTGCTTACGTAGCTGTCGTATACGCCCGCAATCTCTGTAAGGTACTTTTCCATACTCTGCTTATATGCGCTGAACTCGTCCAGCACGGCTGCGCTGTAGGTGTTGAAAAAGTCCGTAAACTGCTTTGTAAGTACGCTTGCGTCTATCTCTTCCACCGTTCCCGTCACGATACCGCAGACTGCGCTATTAAACCGCTGGTCTGTGATATTCTGCGTCTGTATCCTTGTTACGCCCTTGCCTACGTAAATATCTGCAAGCGCAAGCTCCCATATTTCCGTAGTGCGGGTTACTGCCGTTGCTGTCGGCTTTGCAGACGGTGTGCCTTTCAGCACCGCAATATACATATCTCTTTGCGGCAAATCCCAGCGAACTACTACCCTGTCCACCCTGTTAAGCGCTCCCTCTGCCGTATCCAGTGTTACGCTAAGCGTTGCAGGATTTCTAAAGGCGTAGCCGTTTATAAAGGCATAGCCTGCATTTACTCTTATTTCCATGCCGCTGTAAGCTACCACCTGTAGCCCGTCGCTCGGCTTTGGAAAAATGCCGTTTGCAATGAAAGTAGCAAAGTACCACGCCCAATCCTCGGCTTTATATACCCTGTCGTACTCTCCGTCTACTGCCACGGCATTAAACGGTAAGCTGTTTGCCATTTCCGCTACCTCACTTTCCTAATCTGGTCTACCAGCGTCGGCAGGCTGTCGCCAAAAGTCGCCTCTACGGTTTCCTTGCCTTTCTGGTATGTTTCTGTTACTTCTGTAATACGTGCATCTATCTGTATGCCCCACTTGGTTTCTTTGCAAGTAATGCGGTCGCCTAAATCAAAATCAGCCTTAAATTTCAAGTTTGAATTTGTATTTATGGTACTTACAAAATTTATATTCTTTCCGTAGTTTTCCAGCTCTGCGCTACCTCTCGTTTTCAGCATTGCAATATAGGTATCCAGCGGTATTGTTACCTCTGTTTCCCCCTGCTGGTACTTTCTGGCAATATCCGTAGCGTCGCAGAATACCTCTACCAAATCCAGCCCCGTTGCGCCCTCGCCGTCCACTGTGGTTACCGGCTGGCTGCCGTCGTCGTCAGCTGCTCCCTGCACATAAATAAAGTTGCCGCAGTTCTCTATACTGGCTGTATATTCCTGTTCGTTGACATTATCAAAATCTTTTGAAAATATACATGGAGTGTTGCCCTCGGTATTTGTGGCTGTAAGGTCATTGCCCTTATACAGATAAAAGCCAAACAGTCCCTCTCTTTCGTTAAGCAGAATGTCATAGCCCAGCTTTCCAGCCTGCGCCCTTGCCTTTACTTCCTGCCCCAGCTGTGCGTATACCTCGTTTGCATATTCAACCGCCACGCCGTCTATGGTTTCCTGCGCCAGAAATGTAAACAATGGAAAACGCCGCTTTGTTCCTGCTGCGCTGCCGCAGTTGTTCTTTACCATAAGGTTTATAAGATACTGGTTTGTACCTGTTGCCATAATCTGCGGATAAATGCAGCGTTTATTAAGCCACCAGCTAAGCATATAGCCCTGTGCCTCTAACTGCTCTAAGCCGTTCTCGTCTTTTGTAATGTGTACGTAGGTTATCTGCGCTGCCCTGCGCCATACGCCGCCGTCAGCGGTCTTTACTTCCTTTTTCCCGTCGTGCTTGGTTATTAAATTGCCCTCTACCAGCAAACGGCTGTTATTGTCCGTAATCGGCGCAAGCAGGCTAAAAGTTCCTACGTCAAAATACTTTGTATGCCATAGCAGGCTTGGCAGCTCGTCTATAGCTCCCAGCGGCTGCGCCGTCTTATCGAATACTCTAAGCTCCATACCGTCACACTCCTAAAAATTCCTTACTGTAGAATATGGATACTTCCAGAGAGTTTACGCCGCTGGCTGCGTCATACCTAAACATATTGTCTCCTATGGCAAGCTGCATAAATGTACTGTCTACATCAATGTAGCGGAAATAGTCGGTTTCTACGCCGTCCCTTATCAGCTTAGCGCCCTTGCTGCCGTACTTCGTGTTAATCTCTATCACGTCGCCCGTTTTCATAGTGGCGTTAATCTGTATAAATTCCTCGGTATCCACATTAAGCAGTATCGGGTTTAAAACTGTCCCCAGTGCTGTAAACCTTATCCTCATTCCTGTTGATACGTCGCCCTCGTTGTAGCAGTCCACTATTACGCTTTCCGCTCGGTATCCGTATATCATGCTCTTTGTGCTGTCCTTTTCGATAACGCAAGGGAAATGCCACGCAGCCACCCAGCTTGCTATATCCTCTTTTGTTTCTTCCTCTTCCCGCCAGAACGGGTTAAGGCACTCTATTTGTAAATCAAACTCATAAAGTACCTCTTTCTTTAGTATCTTAGGCTCTCCATACGCCCTGCAATCAATCACACGCTTAAAGCCGCCGTACTCATACACCAGCGTAGCGCTAAGCTCTGGGTTAAATATCTTAAGCATACGGCGGCGCAGTTCCAATGCCTGCGCCTTATCCCGTGTGTTGATATGTCCCACTACGTCTATGTCCCTCGCCTCGATACGCTGCCCTACGTAGGTGTCGCCGTGCTGTCCCATACTGTTTGTGCTGTAAATGACGCTCGTAACGCCGGAAATGCCCTCTACGTCTTTGCTTATATTGCAATGGTATACGCTGTCTACTCCCAGCTCTAACCGCTCGCCCCTTGAATTTATGTAAGTCAGTTTTTCATTTTCCATGTGTTACACCGTCCTTGCTATCATTCTGAACTGTCGGGCTGCCTCTTTCTGCTGTTTTGCATAGTCCGTGGTATTCGCATAAATATACTGATTGACAACTACGCCGCCTGCTGCACTGCCGCCGCCTCTCGACTTTGGCTTTTTGTCGTCGTTATCATACTTAAATTCATTGCCTACATTTACCTTTGCGTCTACGTCAAATTCCTGCGGTACGCTGTCCTCAATCATTTTCTTAACGCCGCCGATTTCATTAGAAAAGCCAACGCCGATACCCTGCGCCAGATATACGCCGATTTCGTCACGCATCAGCTTAGACGGGCTGGCAATTCCGAATAAATCTTTAAGGAAATCGGTAACATCTCCTACCCAGTCGCTTATTTTGTCTTTTATCCACCTCGTAGCGCCGCTTATGCCGTTCCAGATGCCCTCTACCATGTTTTTACCGAACCCTGCAAACGTACTGCCAATATCCTTAAATACGTCTGTTATTCCAGTAATTACATTTTTCATGCCCTCTACGGCTTTGTTCTTTACTTCTGTACCCCATGTAGCCACTTTGGAAATTGCACCAGAAATGCTGTTATAAATCTTTTGCGGTATTTCCTTAACAATCGTAACAATGCCCGTTACCATGGCATTCATTACCTCTTTGGCTTTCGTAAGCATATTGTTACCCCACGTAGCCACTTTGGTAACTGCCCCTACTATGCTGTTCCAGATTTTCTGCGGCAGTTCCTTAACAATCGTAATAACGCCTGTTACCATGGCATTCATTACCTCTTTGGCTTTCGTAAGCATATTGTTACCCCACGTAGCCACTTTGGTAACTGCCCCTACTATGCTGTTCCAGATTTTCTGCGGCAGTTCCTTAACAATCGTAATAACGCCTGTTACCATGGCATTCATTACCTCTTTGGCTTTCGTAAGCATATTGTTACCCCACGTAGCCACTCTGGTTACTGCCCCTACTATACTGTTCCAGATTTTAGCAGGCGTTTCTTTCACAATCGTTACAATGTTCGTAAGCATTGTGTTCATTACTTCTTTGGCTTTGGTCTGCATATTTGCGCCCCACGTAGCCACTCTGGTTACTGCGCTTACTATACTGTTCCAGATTTTCTGCGGCAGCTCCTTAACAATATCTATAACTTTCGTTACAAAATCTGTTATAACTGTGCCGCCTTTTTCCTGCATATTTGCGCCCCACTCTGCTATTTTCTCAACGCCCGCAGCGATTGCCTGCGGTATCAGAGTAGGTAGCTCTTTTATTTTATTTATGATTGTCGTTACCAGCTTGCCCGCCGCCGTCAAAATCTTAGGCAGCCCCGTAATCAGTCCTGTTACAATGGCTGCTATAATCTGCGGTATGGCTGCGATTAAAAGCGGTACTGCATCTATGATGCCGTCAATCAATGCAACTATAATATCGCCCGCACTTTCGATAATAAGCGGTATGCCCTCAACCAGTGCATTTATGATAGCCGTTATGATTTCCGGCAGTGCCTCAATCAGTACGGGCAGCGCTGCTACAAGCCCCTGTGCCAGTCCCGTAAGCAGCTGTAATGCTGCTGTAATCAGCAACGGTATATTTTCTATCAGCATGGTTACAATGTTCGTAACCACCGTTACGATTGTTGGCAGCAATGTAGGTAACGCTTGTGCGATACCTTGCGCCAATTCCGTAATAATCTGTACGCCTGCCTCTAAAAGCTGCGGTAATATAGTAAGCAGCGTATCTATGATTGTCGGTATAATCTGCCCGATTATGCTTATCATTTCCGGCAGCATTCCAACCAGCGTATTAAGCAAGTCCTGTACGCCGCTCATTAAAGGCGGTAATAACTCCTGTATAACCTGTGGTATATACGTTGCAAGCTGCTCTACGATTTCTCCCAGTCCGCTTACCAGCCTCGGCACTGTTTCTATTACCCTCGGTGCTATATTCCCTACCACTGTTACAATACTGTCTACCAGATTGCTTGTAAGCTGTGAGAAATTCGCCTCGCTGTCTGCCATTCCAGCTACCCAGTTGTCCCACGCTGAACTCATAGAACTAACCGAACCCTCTATTGTTGTACTTGCCTCTTTTGCCGTTGTCCCTGTTATGCCCATTTCCGTCTGCACGACGTGAATAGCGTCTACAACGTCTGAATATGATGAAATATCATACTTAATGCCGGATAGCTTGCTTGCATCATCAAGCAGTCGCTGCATTTCCTCTTTTGTACCGCCATATCCCAGTTTTAAGTTATCCAGCATGGTATAATTCTGCTTTGCAAAACCGTTATAGGCGTTCTGTATAAGCGATATATCAGTACCCATTTTGTTTGCATTGTCTGACATATCCGTAATTGCCACGTTTGCCTTTTCTGCTGCCGCTGCCGTGTCATTATTCATACTGGCAAGCAGCGACGCTGAAAAGCTGGTAACTGTTTCCATGTACTCATTTGCAGACATTCCGGCTGTTTTATATGCGTCGTTTGCATAACCAACAACCGTATCAGACGACGTTTTGAAAAGAGTTTCTACACCGCCTACAAGCTGTTCCTGTGCTGCGTATCCCTCTATCGCTTTTGTGGTAAGCGCTCCTATGGCTGTTGCCGCTCCCGCAACTGCTGCCGCCGTCGCCGCTGCTGCTGCTTTAAGCGCTGTACCCATTCCGCTTAGCACGCTTGTAAATCCAGAAAATTTCCCCTTTGCGTCGTCTGCCTGTTCCCCGCTGTCTTTTATTTCCTTTCCCATTTCGTCAGCGGCTTTTTCTGCTTTTTCCATTTCGTCAGTCGTTTTGCCTAATTCCTGCTCTGTCTTTACAAGCGCTGCTTTCTGGTAATTTAACTGGGTTTCAAGTTTTTTACTTTCTTCGCTATTGTCTCCTGTTGCCTTGCGACATTTTTCTAAAGCCGCCTCGGTTTCTTTTACCTTTTTTGCCTGCTCGTCGTATGTTTTCTGTAGTACCGTCTGCTTTGCTTTCAGCGCATCTACGCTGCTTGCATTGTCCTTATATTCAGCCGTTACAAGTTTCATTTCAGAATTAAGCACTTTAAGGGTGCTGTTAATTTCCTTGCAGGCTGCTTTATACTCTGCCTCTCCGTCAAAACTTAACCTTGTTTTGACGTTCTGCGTCTTATCTGCCATAATTAAAAGCCCCCTAACGCTATGTCTATATCGTCCATGTTTTCTGTGGCTGCTGGTGTCCCCGCCTGTTTCTGTCGGAAAATGTGCGGGTTATATTCCTTGTGATATTTAAACAGTGTCGTTATCTGGTATGGTGTTTTTCTCCACGCCTCACGTTCCCTGTATCTCAAAAGCACTACTGCAATATACAAAAGCCGTGCAGTATCTAATTTTCCTGCACGGCTGCCCTGTTTCCCTCTTCTGTTGTTTCTTCTCCGTCGTTTTCGTTCTCTGTGTCGCTGTTGTCTCCCGCAGTTCCTCTGTAGAACGATTTAAAAATAGCGTTCTGTACTTCCTGCAAATTTCCTGCGTGTATCAGTCTGCCTACCCTCTTCTCTTCAAGCAGCTGGGCGTTTTCGTCCTCTGCTAAAAGTGCCTCGTTAATAAGCAGCGTAAGTAACCACCTTGTATCTTTAAAAAGGTTTGGGTTATCTTTATTGAATACCTCACTTAATTTGTCGTAGCCCCCAAACTTTTCCTGTACTTCGTCTAATGCGTTCAGCGAAAAAAGTAAACCATATTCTTTGCCGTTCAGCTCTACGGGAAAAGCCCCGCTCTTTAATGCTCCCATGATATAAAATTAAGGCGCAGCCCATGCTACGCCTCTCTCCTTTCCTGTTTTATACACTTTCCATTGCTGCTGTCTTTTCCGGCACTGCTGTAAACCACGTTTTAGCCGCTGCGCTTTCCTCTGTTCCCACAAAGTCTGCTTTCCACAAGTTATCTTTCTTTCTTGTTGTAAAAGATGCCTCAATGTCCGGCGTGTTAAATTTGATACTCTCGCCCTTTGTTTCGTACTTTTCAGACGGTACTTTAAATTTTGCTTTAAGCAGCCATACGTAACGGTATTTACCACCCGTTTTCTTAGCTCTGAACCCTACAGCAACATACGGCGGCTCGTCCTCTTTTCCCGCCCATACTACGCTGTTCTTATCTACTGCCTGTCCCAGCAGCTCTGCCAGTACTTCCGGCGTAAGGTCTTTAATTCCCAGCTTAAGCGTTCCGCTTGCAAACTCCGTGACGCTCTCGCTTAATGTGTCGTCTGCATACAAGCTGCCGTCTGCTGTCTTTACGGATAAATCGGCGCTCATTGCCTCTGCCATTTTCTTAGGTGTCCCGTAGCTCTCTGCTCCGTCTGCCTCTGTGCATACGGCGTAATATAAATCTTTCAGTCCCAGTGTCATTGTTTAATCACTCCTCTTTCAAAATCTCGACTGTGATAGGCACTAACCAGTACCCCGTTTCTGTTTCGTAGCTTTCTGCGTCTATGCTGTTGATATAAACGCCTGCTGCTTTCAATACCTCTTTTGTCTTATCAAGCTGCGCCTCAAAATCGCCCTTATGGAAAAGCGTAACTCTATACATTTCCCTGCGCTCTTTCTCTTCGTCGTCTGCATTTACCGCAGGCGTACCCAGCAGCCGCAGAAACGTATAATATGCGTCTGGCTTATCCCGTCCAGTGTAAACGCCTCTCTGGGCTGGCAACCCTGCGCTTTCTAAAATCTCCTGTATACTCATTCGCCTGTTTCACTCTCCCATATACTGCGCTGTGCCTCTACTACCTTTTCGTGCGCCTTTTCGTTTGCCACTGTCATATAAGGGCGTGCAGCGTGGCTACTTGTGCCGTACTCTGCCACAAAGCCGATTGTTGCATAGCGCACCTTGCTTTTATCTCCTTTTCTATCGTTTCCATGCTTTGCCCGTCCCTGTGGGTATATCTCTACGTATTTCTCCGTATCGTCGCCCTTTACGTCCGTAGCTTTTATGGAATTGATAAAACCGCCCGTTTCATTCAGTCCCATTGCCTGTGCCTCTGCTCTCTGTGCCTCTATCAGCACATCAGCACCAGCTTTAAGCATTTTGTGGACTGCCTCAACTGTAGCCGCCTCTCTCCGGCTAAAAGCGTCTATAATATCTTCCAGCCCGACTGTGTTAAACTCTCCCATGCTTACACCTCGTTTCTGTGGCGTAAATCTGTAAGCGTAAGCTCTATGGTGTCTGTTCCTGTATCGTAGGTCTTAAGTACAAAATAGCGCCGCCCGTTTACTTCTACTACGTCCTCGCCGCCATAATCTGCCTTGTGTACCTCGTACTTTGCCTCTACCAGTTTTCCTGTCTGCTGGCTCTTAAAATATTCACTGTACCCTACTGATTTTTTGTTACAGAATACAGTGCGGGTGCTTTCTTCCGGCTTTACTGCAAAGCCGTTTTTATTTACCCTGTTTTCTGCTGTTGTTTCTGCAATAAGTGTTAATTCGTCCAGCCACTCCACCGCTTTACACCCCACTTTCTGTGCTGTTGGTGTCCGTTTCGGACACTTGCGGCGCTGTGTTGTATTCTGCTGATAAAGATAGGCGCATTTTAAGTGCGTCGTATGACTTTCTAAATTGTTCCGCAGCATTGTTAAAACCAAACTCTGCCTTGCAATACAGTGTAATTGCTCTGATAATCAACCCGTCTGTCTCTTTTATCACTTTTACGCCGTCGTTTTTCATATCAGCTTTGCAGGCGGCTATACAGTCGTTTATTTCCTCTGTAATTTTCTCACTGGTGCTGCTGATACGCAGCGCCGCCCGCATTTTCTCGGTTAATGTTGTGGTATCTGCTGCCATAGCCTGCACCCTCTTTCTTACTCTTCTATTACTGCTGCTACGCCTGCCTCTTCCAGAACTGCTGCACGTTCTCTGCTTACTGCGTATTCGTCCCCAGTATCCTTAATCTGGTTTAATTCCTTGTCGAGGAAACGGCGCTGTGCTTTTACTTTTACAAGCTCTGTGGCTGCCTCTTCCTCTTCGGCTTTCGCTGCTGCCTCTGCTGCCGCCTCTTCCGCTGCTCTTTTATCCTCTTCTGTAAGCTCGCTTTCGTCCGGTATGTCTACCTCAACCGCTGCGCAGCGTGTAGCAATTTCTTTCTTTGTTCCCTCTGCATCTACACCCAGCTGCTTTGCCAGTTCCTGCAAATCTTCTTTCTTGTAGCTTTCCAGTTCTTTAGCGTCTAAATACCCTTTCATGGTCTACCTCGCTTTCTGGTAGCCAGTGTTTATACACCAGCTGCCTTGTTAATTACACTGCCTCGATTTTCTTTACAACTACAAGGCTGTTTTTGTCTACTACCTTGCCGTCTACAAGCATAATGCCCTTTGTAATCTGGTCGTCTGTGTCGTTGTCCTCATACTTCTTTACGCCCATAGAGTAGTTTGTATTAAGCACGTAGTCCTTGAAATTGAAAAGGAATGCAAAAATTGTATCTTTCGCAAGTGCTGCGCTGTAGCTTGCTACGTAATCGCAAAGTACAACTGTTCTGCCTAAAAGCGTTCTCTCCGGCTTTCCAGATGTTCCATAGTTCACTTTTGCGATAGGCTGCCCGTTCTTATCTGTCATGCCTACATACTCCATAAAGGTCTTTTTACTCATGCACCACACAGCGCCATTTTCATAAGCCATAGGTAAAGCGCCCTCTGCCTTAACCAAATCACTGTAAGACGGTGCGGCGCTCTCGATTGTCTGCCCGTCGGCTGGTGTCTCTGCTAAAATTCCTTTCGGTTTTCCTGTTCCGTTTCCGTCAATGATTGCCTGCTCTAACGCTTTTGTCATTGCCTCAACAATATTGTTAATAAGCAGTGTTTCAAAAGCGCTGATTGCCATTGTATCTACTTCCAGAGATACGGCTACTGCGCAGCGCAGCTTATGGTATGCAAAAGTAATCATGCCGTCTTTTGCAATATTCTTTTTCTGCTTGTCGCTGCCTGCTCCCTCATTTACCCATGTTGCAGTAGGCTTTACAGTAGATACAGGGATAGAAACGCCGCCCTTGTATGCAGTTCTGGTTACAAGGGCTAAAATCATACCTGTGCTTTCCAGCTTTTCTACAATCTGGTTAAGCACTGTGGTAGGGATAACTGCGCCTACGTCTGTGCTTTTGCTTACCGCATCTGCTCTGTACTCTTTCGGCAGTGCCTCGCCTCTGCATACATATTTCATAAATGCTTTGCGGTATTCCATGCTGCCGTATTTGTCGTCGTTATCGCCCTCGCCAGCTGCACCCTTGAAATTTCTAAGCACTCTCTGCTGTCCGCTGCCGTCTCCCTCTCCGTCGCCTACGCTTTCGCCTGCTGCAATTCTCGCAAGCAGTGCGCTACGCTTTTCTGCTGCTGCCTTAATTGCCGCTCTCTCTTCCTGTAAAGCTGTTACCTCATTCTCCAGCGCTGTAATTTCTTCCTCTTTCAGCTCCGCTGCTCTTGTGGTAAGCTCGTTTTTAATTGCTGCTAATCTTTCCTCAATTTCTTTTAATCTCATTGTTATGTTTCCTTTCTGGTCTTGGATTTTATAAGCTCGCTCTAATCTTTAGTATTGCTGCCCGCCTCTTAAGCAACTCCTGCCGCTCCTGCTCGTAACTCCTACTCGCAAAAGCACGGGCGCTTATTTCAGTATCGCCGTTTGCTGGAATGCTCACGGCTGATACATCATAAACTTTCTTGATTTTCAAAATCGTCCTTGTATGTGTTTCTCTGTCGTAGCTTTCCTCTGCTACGCTAAAAGCCCATGACATTTTATTTATCATGCCCGCCTCTATGTCTTGGTATAGCCCACGGGCTAAATCTGTCTTGCCTAAATCAGCCGCCACCTTAAGCCCTTTATAGTCCGGCTGTAAAATCAGTGTCTTATTTGACTGTCTGGCAAATACCCTGCCCTCATGGTCGTACTGCATGATAACGTCGCTCATGTCTGCACCGTCTAAAGCGTGTGCGTCTATTCTTTCGTAAATCTTTGTGCCGTCCTCAAATTCATACAGCAAATATGGCGTATCAAACGTAGTGGCGTAACCCTCTACGTAATACTCCGTCTGTATCAATTTCGTTGCACTCTGCGCTGTCAATGGCGCTGCCAGCGCCCTATATTCCCGCTCTTTCTTAATCGGCATTATTTACACCCTCTTTCTCTCCCAGCCCGCCTGCTGGTTCGCCTGCTGCCGCTGGCGGTGTCTGCTGCGGCTCTGCCTGCTGCCCTGTTGCTATGTGCGCTTGCTGTATAATTATCTGTGGCTTTCCATTACTGTTTTGCAGTTCGCTTACCTCGGTATACTCTTTGCGGATATAATACTTTTCCCCGTCCTCAACGTGTGCCATGTTCCATATATCCATAACGCCGTTTCTGTTCAATAGTGCACGGTCAAAAAGCTGTGTGCTTACACTTAACTTTGTGGCGTTGCTGGCATATTGCAGGCGGTTTGCTGAAAAGAAAATAGCATTACCGCAAGCTCTTTCTCTCTCGGTAAAACTCATATTTGTCATAACAAGCGATAACTGTATTGCAAACGGTTCTATTTTCCCCTCGTAGTAAGCATTCCACGTATTTTCATCAAATTTATTTTGTAAAATATCCATGTTTGTACCAAAATGCGTGCATACATTTTCCTGTATATTCTGCATCTGCAATGCGTTTGGCGTGTATGGTTTGCTCTCTACCTGTTTCAGCTCACTAAACTTGTTATCATAAATTATCATGCCGCTATCGTTGTCGGCGCTTAAGTTATCCTCGGTAAAACGCTGTCGCTCTTTCTTTATATCCTCTGGTTTCAACATATTTGCCACTTTTGCCAGAAAGCGGATATTTGCAGAATTTTTGACAGCGTTTATAATTCCCTCGTTTTGCGTATGTATCAGCTGCATTGTTGGCTTAAGTGTTCTGTTGTCCTCTCCGAAAAGGTCGTCTGTGTATTCAAAGTCTGTCATAATGCCTACACGTTCAAACTCTATAGCTCCATGCTCGCCATTTGCAAACAGATACCGTAAATACACCTGCCCTGCTGCCTCTACGACTTCGCAGCGTTGCGCTCTCAATGGATACCAGCCACAAAGCCGCCCGTACTCGTCCTCGATAGGTATAATAAAAGCGGTGTGTTCCACCGCTACATACGTTGCCAGACGCTTAATAAATTTTGTTGTGTCCATAAAATAGTTGGGCTTATGCTGTAGTGTCTTTTCCAGTGACTTAAGGGCGCTGCCCTCAATCTCCGGCTTAAGTTTACTGCAATGTGTCGCAAAGCTGTTTACTGCCGTTCTGGTTAAATCCATTTCATATACGCCGCCGTTATAACTGGTAAACGTCGGGCTGTATCCGTTCAGCATTTTAAAATAGCTGTCGATATATCGCAGCTCTTTACCATGAAAAAGATAATCTAAAAATTTCATGCCGTTTACTCTCCTTTCTATGCGGCATTTTTAAGCAGCTCGCCGCACTCTTCCCAGTATTTCTGCCGCACGGTCATTGCATCTATGACAGATACAAAGCCGTCGATATGCGCCCGCTGCTCGATTTTTATAGGTCTGAATTTTCTTGTTTCCATGTTGTGCTTAAGCGCAACATTTAAGAAATGTGTCTTTAGTAAATTGTTGTCGGCTATCTTAAAATCGCCGTCTTTTATGATGCCCTCAAACTCCCTTATAACTGGTGTAAGGTTTTCGCCTTGGTAAACGTCGTCCATGTGAAAACCATAATTTGCCATATCGGTAATAAGGTACTGGGCGCTGTATCTGTCGTAGCCGATTTTTAAAGGTCGTATGCCGTAATCTTCCAGTAACATAGTAAACCAGTCGTAAACGTCGTGGTAGTCTACGTAATTCTCGCCGCTTAAGGTTATCAGCCCCTTTTTAACAAATATGTCATACGGCACGCCGTCCGTAGCCTGTAAGTATTCCAGCCTGCCCCGTGGCATAAAGAACTGCGTAAACGCATACAGTGTGCCGTCTTTCTGAATAACCACACTGGCTGCCGTTAAGTCCGTTGTCTGGCTTAAGTCAATACCGCCCACTGCGTAGCAGTCCCTAAAGTCCTCTAAGGTCTTTTCTACTCCGGCGTTCTCTACTGTCTGATATTCCAGCCATGCAATAGAGCTGTTCTGCTTGATATTGCAATACTTTGTAAGGAACTCTGCTTTTTTACTTAAGCTGCCCTCTGCTACGGCTATCTCGTCCATAAAGAAACTTTCTTTTACGGATACGCCCATGTTAGGGTTAGCCTTTTTCAGTTCGTCTATGTCGTTCCACTTCTCCACATCATCAATCATGTAAAGGAATGGTAATAGCCTGCGCTCTTTACTGTTTCCTTTCAAGAAACTTGTGCTACGTTTCATTAGTTCATCATAAATACTGTCGTTGATATATCCGGCAGTGCTTATGCTCAATATCATAGGTTGAGTACGTGCGCCTAAAGCGGATTTCATAACCTCATACTGCTTTAGTCCAGCGTCCCCGCTCCATGCTGCCATTTCATCACATACCACAAGCTGCGGGTTGAATCCGTCTGACTTCTTGGCATTAAAAGCAATCGGTTTTATTACCGTGTTGCTCTCCGCAATATAAATATCGCTGCGCCGTTTCTTTGCCAGCTCCGCTAACTCGTCCTCTGCCTGTACCATTTGATAAAATCCGTCATACACCAGCGCCGCTTGGTCTAATTTCGGCGCTAAGCAGTATATTTCTTGTCCATACTCCGGCTCTAAGTACGCCATATATGCAATAATCGCAGATGCAAATAAACTTTTTCCGTTTTTTCTGCCAATTACAATAAAAATTTCACGGAAAATACGTATTTTTTCTGCGTCCTGTATGCCAAAAATAACAGAAACTATGGCTTTCTGCCATAGCTCCAACTTGATTAAATCATTACGTCCCTTGCTGTGGTGGCAAAAGTTCTCTATGAACCGTATAGCCTTATTCGCAGCCTTTGCATTAAAAAAATACTCCTGCTTTTGCAGCCCGTTTATAATGATTTCGTATATTTTCTTTATCCATTTTCCCGCTATGATTTCGCCGCTTGTAATCTTTGCGTGGTACTCATAGATATAATTTCGATAAGGCGGCAATATTGCTTACTCTTCCCGCAAAGCCGCCAGCCTGCTTGTCTTTCGTTTCGCAGCTGGTACTAATTCCGTAAGCTGCTTAATCACTGCTGCATAGTTCTTACTAAGCGCTATGTAGGTTTCTGCCTCTGGGCTTTTCTTTGTTCCCCACTGGTTCTGCCCGTTCTGGTACTCACTCGTCCAGCCGTCTTTTTCAAGTTTCGCCTGCAAGTCGTCCAGCTCAACGCTCATAAATGCAGCCTTTTCTATCAGCGGCGTTACTAATTTTCTTTTGTTTTCGTCTAAGTCCTTGAAAATTCCCTTAAGTCTGGTCTTTTCGGTCTTTATCCTCTGTTCTTTGGTTTTCTCTTTCTTTGTTGCCATTCCTTTACCCCGCTTTCCATTCCTGCGCCGCACCACACCCCCTACACCACCCGTGCGCACGCCCGTAGGGTAATTTTAGGGAGATCGGAAGA